CCAATCCTGTCATAATCGCAGGTTGTGGTCTTGGATGTTAGAAAGGGTTGCTTATATTTAAGCATTTCCTCTACCTTGCTTTGTCCTTTCCTAACATGTTTCGACAATTCAAACGTCTTTCTAGCAATATCTCCTATGATGGGCACATAGCCTGCTTGAATTATCGTGGCTTCAGAAACCTGTCTGAGCCAATCGATGGGGTCATCCTGAATGTCCGTTGCAGTTCCAATTTTGAACATTCTCCTTCCAATTGTTGGGCCCAAGCTATGGTGGGGATGTCTTCCTCCACCACAGGATACAAACGATTACCTAAAAATACAGCTTTGCGGGCATCAAAGTGCGTTTTCATGTCTCTTGCTTCAAATCCGTAATCTTGTATAATGTCAGATACTCTTTGTTCCATGCCTTCCACATATTTCGTAATAGTCAAAGAATCATCTCCGAGAACTGCTATGCGAAAGGTCTTTGTGAAGGTTGAAAATTCCTGAGGTGTCACATCCATGATATCTTTGTCAAATTCTACTTCCAAATAGGCACTTAGTTGAACGAAATAATTGATTAGAGCGTTCATCAAGGCAGTATCTGCCCTGCCTGAGGCATTCATAATTGGCGCTCTAACCAATGTTCCACTTCTAAAACGACCTTTTGGTTGTTTCCAGGATTCCAAGACGTGGCGGAACAACTCATTATTCATAGGCAATCCCCAGTGATCATACACGGAATAAACAAATTTGAAAGCCGCTGAGTTGTATGTTGCGTCGAATTTGGAGAAGTCGTTCTCTATGATTACGAACTGTAAATTCTCTTCTCCAATTCCTCTATTCTGTAAGCGTATTTTGTAATTATTATCGAATATGCGTCTAGCCCAAATGTTTCCCTCTTCAGGCTTCAATCCACCAAAATACGTGCCACAGTTGTCCAAGTTGAGTATCTTATGTAAGTGACCAGTTGCAGGTCTCAAAAATGGTCCTGCTATTATTTGTGATATTGCGGAAGGATTGCAAATAATTCGTGGGTTCATGGCGGGTCTTCTGCCACTCAGGTCACATCCGTGAGTATCCAATTCACGTTTTAAGAAGAAGGAAAAATCTATTTTTGGCAAGTTACTACCTTTCTTCTTGTCTTTTCCATAGCTCAACAAAGCTCTATAGTATATAGATCTTTTCCTTGGTTCAAATGTCGATATCCATGACTTGCTATTCCAATCAGTAATTTTCCAGACTTTCTCGTTTAATTCATCGACATTTTTCTTCATTTTGAATAAGACCGCTTCTAAGGTGTTTTTATTGGCTATGCCCAATGCCATTAGGTCTAGAGCCAGCGCTCCATTATAACCAAAATCATAGTTTATTACTGGCATTGGTTTTGTTTCTTGTTGTTTAGGCCCCAACAAGTTATGTTTGATTGCAAATTCAAACAATTTTTCAAATTTTCCCACTTTGGCATCTGAAATTGGTTTGGCAAATATCCTGACCTGCAGTGTCCTCTCCTCAATTTCTTTATTTCCCAAATCCAAAACTATACCACGTGTATTGATGCGTACTCCCACCAACTGGGAGGGTGATGATGATTTATTCTTAGGAGGCTTGTTTGTCAACTTCCATCCGGGGCTAACTCCATCATATTTCCCATTATTTTTCAAATTATCTCTAAGTGGCTTTGGCTTATAGTAGGGAATGGCTGCCTTGAGTATTGTGGGATATGAAATATAATGGATCTTGTTGTCGTTGTCGGGCATGTAGTAAAGGTTATCCCCAACTCGTACCTGATCTTCATAAACGTTATTTCTTGAGGCATAATAGCAGGATTCACAATAACCTTTGACCCATTTATATTTATTCGGAGCAAATTTCCGACAGAGCGTGCATTGTTTTGGATGGTGCTCCTGTTGTTCCAAGGCCAAGCCTTTGCTCTTCTTAGCTGAATAGACCACATCAATGCTAAGTTCTCCTCCAATGAAAATTTTGGCTTTAATGATGTTTCGTATCTTCCATAATGCATCTATCATGTCCTCTTCGTCTATGCTACCAATTTCATAGGAAGTCAATATGGAGTCAATTCTACTAAAAGATTTCCTATGGCCATATTCGATCTTTTCTGCTTCAGGTTGCCACTCGTTAGGATATTGTTGCTGGCTAAAATAATCTAGAAGGATTTGTTGAAATTCTTTGGTTTTTTCCTTCTGGGATTTCTTTGTTCCAGCTTGTTTTTTCCTAGCCGCGTAGTACAAATCCGTTGCGGTATTAGAGACCTTGATGTTGGACACAAGTTCCTTTGTAACTATAACATTAGAATCGACCCATGTGTGCTTGACGTGGGCTGCTGCTTTCAAATAAGCCGCCTCGTAATTTTGTAAATTGTTTAGACTGAGTCTAGAATTACCAGATAATAATAATTTCCGAACGTTCATCAATTGTGCTTCTGGCTTGCAATTTACTAATGTGGACAACAGATTGGTGTGGTACTGACTGGTGAGACCTATTCCTCGGTTCCATAAACCATTCGCCATCGGTATGTCTGCTCTGGTTCCATCACCCAAACAGACTCCATCAATGCAAAAATGTTCTACTGTCTCCACTCCATTGCCCTTTCCAACAGTGTGCCTGTGTATTTTAAATTCTTTTAGGTCCCTTTCCTTCGTCTGGCACTTACTGTCAACTCGTTGTCTGACTGGGTAATAGAATTGCCCCTTGGCAACTTGTTTAGCATGGACATTTAAAACACTACCATCCAACATGTAATCTTGAAAATCCTCACAAACGTGTTTTAATTTCCTACCCAACGCCACCTCGACATCAGTCTCATGGTCCATCAAAACCGAGTCTACCATGATCCAACTATAGTACCAGCCGTTGTCAAAGTCGGTAAGCATTGGAAATGCGAAGTTGTCAAAGCATTCACTCCCCAAATTTGTTGATGCCGTCCAGAATATGCCTACTAGAGAATCCAAGGAACATTTCGAATGGTAATGCCACAAATTCCATGCGGTCAATGGATGTAGTGGTCCGCCATTAAAAAAGATGATATTTCCATCAAAGATTCTACTATGCATTTTGGGGTACCAAGGCACCAAACTTCCAAGCCCCCATCTTTCACCAATCTCGAGATGGGTGTACCTAGCTATGTCTCCAATAATATCGGGGAAATTAAAGGTCAAATCGATTCCTAACAAGCGAAATGTGTCTGAGTACTTCGTTTCGGATTTGCTCTTCGATATAACCTCTGAGATATTTTTCCCCTGATATAATCCATCATTGACCAACCAGGTGAGGCCCCGCTTGGGCAGATCTGAAGACTTGAGAAAAAGGTCATGGTATATTTCATTTGCTGGTTCCCTACGATGACTGGTTAATTCAATGAATTTTGGAACTCCTAATCCAATTTCCACCGCTCCCATAACCAACCCTATAATGGAACCCGTCAACAAATCTTTAGCTCCTTCCCACAAACCAGTTTCCCGAAGATCCTCGTAAACCGTTTCAACAGTAGATACTATGCCCAATTGATCATAATTATCCAACGCTCGAAGATTTTGTTTTAGCAGCTCTTCTATAATTAGTTGTTTTTCCGGTTCTTCATACATGGATAATTGTGTCTCGCTTTG